TCAGTCAATCGTAAAGAACTTGCTAAGTTAGGTATTGAATCTAAAATATCAAGACATTCATATCAAGGTAAAAAATATCCTAACACAATCTTTTTAGAAGAAGATGTAGATATGCCTTTATATCTTAAAGCTTGTAAAGAGAACAATATCGAAGTTAAGATTAAAGATTCTACAAACTCTAGATTTCAAACAAGACCTCATAAGATAAGAGGCTATAATTTCTTTCAGTCAACTGAAGATGCATATGCAATACAGATGTTATTCACTCCATCTGATAATACTCCAAAGAAAAAAAGTGAAGTTATAGAGAACGCAATGAACTCTATTGTTGTGCCAGCATAACAAAATCTCTTCTGTTTAAGTTAGTAGTTAATCATAAGTAGGGGTCGAAAGGCCCCTTTTCTTTGCAGTCTAAATATAAACACTATGCAAAATTATTTTATTACAATCATGATACTACTATCGTTCAATGACGAACAAATCTATAAGTATGTGCAACATAAAGAAGCTTATCAGACTTATTCAGAATGTGCCTATTACTTAAATACACCACAAATGCGAGAGTACATACAAACATCACTCAATGAAAGATTGTGTGATAAACTAGTCGCTATTGTAGAGTATGGTTGTATGACTAAAGATGCATATATCGAATACTCTACAAATTGACTTGACAAAATTAATTACTTAATGTTATAATCTTTTACTATGAACTTTTATTCTCATGTCGCCCAATGGGGCAATCAACTACTAGTCCGTGCAGTTAAGAATGGTTTTCGATCTAATTTTAAAGTTAGATACAAACCAACAATGTATGTGCCTGTTAAGAAAGAAACTCCATTCAAATCACTTGATGGTAAGAATCTTGCACCTGTGAAGTTTGACACTATCAAAGAATCAAAAGAGTTTATTGACAGTTATGAAAGTCAACCACATCTACTCTATGGTCTAACAAAATATCCTTACTGTTACATTACAGAAACATATCCTCATCAGATTAGTTTTGATAAAAAGTATCTGAAGTTTATTACGATTGATATTGAAACGCAATGCGAGAATGGTTTCCCTAATGTGCGTGAAGCTATTGAACCAATGTTATCAATTACTATCAAAGATCAGAATACGAAAGAAATTATCGTGTGGGGTATTGGTGAATACATTAACAATCGTGATGATGTGACTTACATCAACTGCAAGAATGAATCTGAATTACTCAAACGATTCGTAAACTGGTGGTCATCAGATCATCCTGACATTATTACAGGTTGGAATACTGAAATGTTTGATGTACCGTATCTGTGCAATCGTATCAAGACAGTACATGATGTCGATATGATGAAAAAATTGTCGCCATGGGGTATTGTGAATTCGAGAGAAGTGCGTACACAATATGGTAATGAATTACTCTACGACATTCTTGGTGTCGAAAATCTAGATTATCTACAACTCTATAAGAAATTTACATACACTAATCAAGAATCATATCGTCTTGACAACATTGCATTTGTAGAACTTGGTGAAAGAAAAGACGAGAATCCGTACGATACATTCAAAGACTGGTACACAAAAGATTATCAATCATTTCTAGATTACAACATCAAAGATGTAGAGTTAGTTGACAGACTTGACGAGAAAATGAAACTTGTTGATTTACTACTGACTATGGCTTACGAAGCGAAAGTCAATCTCACAGATGCGTATACATCAGTCAAGTATTGGGATATTCTAATCTTTAATCATTTACACAAACAAAAGATTATGATACCACAGTTAAAAAATCAACGACAGAAATCAGAAAAATATGTTGGTGCATATGTCAAAGAACCACAAACAGGATTGCATAACTGGGTTGTATCATTTGACTTAAACAGTCTATATCCACACTTAATCATGCAGTATAATATATCACCAGAAACATTGTGTGCAGAAACACTAACCATCGACAAAGAGAAATGTGTAGACTTGTTCTTAAAACAAGACTATAATCAATCATTATTGAAAGAACAGAATGTAACAGCAACACCCAATGGTGCATTGTTTTCAAAACAAACGCAAGGTTTTCTACCAAAGATGATGCAAGAGATGTATAATGATCGAACAATTTACAAGAAAAAGATGTTAGATGCGAAGAAAGATTACGAGAAAACAAAAGACAAACAGTATTTGAATCTGATTTCGAGATACAACAATATACAGATGGCGAGAAAAATCTCACTCAACTCAGCTTACGGTGCAATCGGTAATCAATGGTTTCGTTATTATGAGCTACTGATTGCAGAGGGCATCACTACATCTGGTCAATTGTCTATTCGACATATAGAGAACAAACTCAATGAATATCTAAATAAGATATTAAAGACAACAGGAGAAGATTATGTCATTGCGTCAGATACAGATAGCGTATATATCACTTTTGACAAACTTATATGCAAATTGTATGATAAGGGATCTGGAGTACAAAAAGAAGATAGAACAAGAATCATCAATTTCTTGGACACTATTTCTAAAGATAAAATTGAACCGTTTATTGAAGAATGTTATCAAACACTTGCATTGAATGTCAATGCATATGCACAAAAGATGCAGATGAAACGAGAAGTGATTGCAGACAAGGGTATCTGGACTGCAAAGAAACGATACATTCTTAATGCGTATGATGTAGAAGGTGTACGATATAAAGAACCCCAACTAAAAATTATGGGCATAGAAGCAGTAAAATCATCAACACCTGCACCCTGTAGAGAGAAGATTAAACAGGCTCTAAAGATCATTATGCAATCGAATGAGAAAGAACTCAATACATTTATACAACAATTTCGAGATGAATTCTTTCAATTAGAACCGAAAGAGATTGCATTTCCCCGTAGTGTGAATGGTATTGACAAATGGTCCGACTCATCTAGTATCTATCGAAAGGGTTCACCAATGCACATTAAGGGTGTTATACTCTATAATTATCTACTGAATGACAGAAAACTTACTCATAAGTATCCTGTTATCAATGAAGGTGAAAAGATTAAGTATGTGTTACTCAAACAACCCAATCGACTAGGCTCTAATGTATTATCGTTTATGACTAAATTACCCAAAGAGTTAAATATTAATCAGTATATAGACTATGATACAATGTTTGAAAAGTCATTCATAGAACCCTTGATGTTTATCATCAATCAAGTCAAGTGGAACATTGATCGTAGTTATGGTACTCAATCAACACTTGAATCATTCTTCGTATGAGAACAATAACAATAGAACAATCAATACTCATACAACCCACAGTAAATCACACTCAATTCAAAGACTTGTTATTAAAACAAATAGAAAAAACAACCTATGAAAAACGCATCAATAATAAAGAATCTATTACTAAAACAGACTATCACATCAGAGAAACACAAAGAGAATGGGTAAAAATATTCACATTAAACACTCAAAATACACTACAAGAAATAATCAATACTCTACAATTTGAAAAAGCTTACTTTCTATCAGTATGGTTTCAACAGTATCATACCAATGATTTTCATGCGTTTCATCATCATGGAATGTCTGATTACTCTGGTATCTACTATCTAGAATTATCAGATAACACTTATACACAAATACTAGTGAATGATAAGATCAAAGATATTGAAGTATCAGAGGGTGATATAGTTGTATTTCCAAGTCAATTACGACACAGATGTCCTAAAGTAACAACCAATAATAGAAGAACGATTATCTCTTTTAATTTTGATACTCTCGGCTTTATTGGATAATGCAGTATAATATATCGTGCAATGCGATAGAAATAGTAGAATATATGGCGTTATAATCAGTATAGTATGATATGCGTTAAATATTAAAAAATGCCGTATAAAATATGGTAATGTGTTCTGTGTAGTGAGGATAAGTCTACTATATATCGGTCACGGCTGTCAAATATCAGACACTCTAAAGAAATTTCGCAGTAAAATCAATGACTTGCAGCGAAATCATGTAACTCCCTGATTCTAAACGATTTTTTCTTGGAAATATCCCTTGTTTTTTTCTGTGTATTTGTTATACTAGCTATAATGATTAACAAAACACAGGAAAACAAAATGTTAAAAACTTATCAATTATATCAAACATTTGACGGTTCTAAAATTCGTAGAGATGCAATGTTCTATGGCAAAGATTCTAAATTCTATAATTTAAGACAGGCTGAAGAAGCTTTCGCAGGTAGATACAGAAAAGACAACTACAAATTTGTAGGCGAGATGCATTGCAAGAGTGTCAACGAGGCGTATGAGAAGTCAAACATGGGCGAGGGTCCTAAAGGTGCATACTCAATGAGTGTTGGTGACATACTAGTGAACAAAAAGACTGGTAGAACATACATTGTTGCAAGAATCGGATTTGACGAGTTATACAAATGGGCTTATGGAAAGGAGGCTGCATAATATGAGTAAGAAACAACAATACGAGATAGTAGAAGGTATGCAACGACAGATAGATGATTTCTTTCGTAGTGCAGAAACTACAGTTAAGAAACTTAAGGGTTATACTTATGATGATGACTTGTATAGTGATCTATACAAAGATGCGAGAGGTGTAAGACCTACCCCAGAAATGATTGACTATTGGAATAACAAGGCTGTTCCTAAAGTTAAACAAAGAATGTGGGATATGTTATGTGAGGAGTTAGTATGAGTTTATTTTCAGATATTGACGGTGTTATCAAAACAAGTTCAGACATAAATGAGTTGCAAAACAGACTTATGGAAGAATTTGCATTATCACCACATGATGATTTGTTTAATCAAGCGAGTAAAATATTTCTAGATTTACTTGACAAAGACCAAAAAAGTGTGTATAATTCTTGTGTTAGGAGTGATAAATGAAATATAAAGTATATGATGATAACAAAGAGTGGGTAGAGTTTGATGATGCCCAGAAAGCTGTGATGTATGCGAAAGACAACTTACTTGATGGTGAGTTCGTATATCACAGAAACAAGGGAGAAGACTGGCATACAGTTTTCGTAGAGAATTTAGTATATATCAAGAGAGGAATAGTACAATGAGTAAAGTAAATGAATCATTAGGAAAGTTAGTTCGACCATATGAACAAATGGAGAGTATGCAGAACAAGTTATTAGAACAACAGAAACTCAATAAATGGAGAGTAGAGAATATGGAGAAGATGATATTAGAACAACAGAAACAGATGTTAGATAAGATTGATCGTATGTATGACGATCTAGACACTATGAAACAAAACTTGCAGTTCGACAAACTATCAGACATGATAGATCAATTGCAACAGGACATGGACTTATTGAAACAGGAGATGAATGTATGAGAACACACACTATGGTTACATTTGATACAGACGGCTATGCGAGAGAGAAACTGCCAGAGTACGAGAAAGACTATCGACAACAACAGATTCTAGTACAGTTCGCAGAGATATTAGATTCTGAAGATAATCCGATAGAATTGTCTGAAGTAAAGACAGACGACAATAAGACATTTAGTTTATCAGTCGTTCAAGTTAAACAATTGTATAATAAGATTATGCAACTGAAGCCCCACGCACGACAAGAGATATGTCGTAGAATACAGTATTCATCAGGGTTTTCAGAGATGATGCAACTGTTACTTGACGGTGAGATATAGATCGCAGGGTGGGCTGCCGATGGGTTAGGTGGCCCTCCTGCTCTATACTGGACAACCTGAGGTAATCTATAAATGCAATATAGATACTTCTATTTCTAACACAACTATAACACAACTACAAAGAAAGGAAACACTACTATGAAAAAATATATGCAATCTTTTGGACTTGGACTTTTA